ACGCCCCCATCACCGAGAAATTATGTTGGGCCTACATACCGCTTCCATCTCAAGCCTGCTTCCGAATGCTGCCGGCGCGGCTGAAGGGATTCTCAGGACCGGTGGGATCGGGGAAGAGTGCGGCTCTTTGCTTCGAATCGGTAAGGAATACGTATGTGAATCGGGCCCGGCAAGGAATCCTGGCAGCGCCAACCTTTTCAATGCTGCGGGACGCCACACTTACAAGTTTGCTCCAGATGCTGGAGGAATACGACGTTGATTTTGAAATGCGGAAGGCGGACGGCGAACTCACGATGAGCAGCTCCGAGAGCACCGTTCTGCTGAGGTCGTTAGACGAACCAGAGCGATTACGCGGAACAAATCTGGCATGGTTCGCTATCGATGAGCTCTCATACACACGCGAGGAAGCATGGCTGAGATTGGAGGCTCGCCTACGGGACCCGAAGGCGCAGAAGCTTTCGGGATTTGGGGTCTGGACACCTCAGGGACATGACTGGCTTTATAAACGCTTCATTCATTCGCCGGTTGCCGGGTACGGCTGCGTACAAGCAAAGCCTTTCGAAAACCGGCATGTATTGGAAAAGACTCCGGATTATTACGACCGATTGGAGAGGAGTTACGACCCCAGGTTCTATAGGCAGGAAGTGCTTGGTGAGTATCTAAACAGCCGTTGCGACCGGGTATATCACTGCTTTAACCCTAACATCCATGTCGTCACGCAAGCCTATGATCCGAGAAAGCTATTGCTGTGGGGGCTCGACTTCAATGTTGCCCCGATGAGCTCGGTGCTGCTCCAGTGGAACGATCAGCGGTTGGTGGTAATTGACGAGATCGTGCTCGAACGGGCGACAACTGAAGAAGCCTGTCTGGAATTTGAGAATCGCTATAAGCACCATGCCGCCAATATAGAAATCTTTGGAGACGCAAGCGGGAGAAATATGCACACGACGGGAACCACCGACTACACTTTGCTGCAAAATTCTCTCAGCCGCGCGGGATTCAAACGCACGCGGCTGCGAGTTCCTTCTAAGAACCCAGCCGTGCTGCAGCGTGTTCAGAAAGTGAATGCTCTACTTACGAACGCACTTGGCGAAGTGAGGCTGGAGATCGATGCAAGTTGTAAAGAGCTGATTAAGGACTTTGAAGAAGTAATGTTTAAGCCGGACTCAGGAATCATCGACAAAGTACGAGATCCGCAGAGGACTCACGCATCTGACGCGCTTGGGTATGTCATATGGGAGCTATTTGCGGAAAAGCCAAAGGCCGGTGAAATGGACCGGCGGTTGTTTTGAAAACGGAGAGAAGCCAGACAATGACGGAAATCGATCGAGAACACCCGGAATATAAACGCCACAGGCTAATGTGGCGCATGTATCGGGACCTCTACGCCGGAGGGCACGAGTTCAAACTTCGGGCGGCCGAGTACCTGCTGCGCCGTCAGAAGGAGCCCTTGGATGTTTACAGCGAGCGCCTACATCGAGCGTTCTATGAAAACTACATCGGCTCCATCATCGATTGGTATGCAGCAACTCTATTCCGACGGGAACCCACGGTGCACGTGGAAGGCGGGCTGCCATCCGGGCGCAAATTCTTCGCCGATTTTGCAGAGGACTGCGATTGCCGCGGAACCAAGCTGTCTAGCTTTTTCCGCCAGAGCCTAACCCAGGCTTTGATCTCCGGGGCGAGTCACATTCTTCTCGATTTTCCACGCGCTTCAAAAACGCCGAAAAACCGGGCGGAAGAGGACCAGGAAGGCATCTCCAGAGCTTTTCTGGTTCCATTCGAAGCAGAAGACCTGATCAATTGGAGCTGCAGTGAGCGGGGCGATTACGAATGGGTGGTGTTGAGGCGGAAAGTACGCCGGCAGCCGGACGTTCATTCGCCGGATGTTGTCGAAGAGACGTTCTGGTACTACTACGACAGGCACTCATTCAGCACCTATCGGCGTATTGAGGGCGGTGAGCAACCACGCGATATCGAACTCATCGCGCAAGGATCACACTGCCTGACCCGGGTTGGGCGCGTGCCGCTAACGACCCTGAAATTGAGCGACGGTTTGTGGCTGATGAACAAGGCCGCCAATCTACAGCTTGAGCACTTTAATAAGTCGAACGCGCTAGGGTGGGCGATCACGATGGGTCTGTTCGCGATGCCGGTTATCTATTCCGACCGCGAGTGGAACCAAATTGTGGGGGAGAGCTACTTCATTCAATTAGGTCCGGGCGATAAGTTCGGTTGGACCGAGCCGGACGGCAAGGTGTACCAGATTGCGGCGGCGAACCTGCAGTCGCTCAAGGAAGAGATTTACCGGGTCTGCTACTTATCGCAGGCATCGGGCGAAATGACGGGCGGCCACGCGCAATCGGCTCTAAGCAAACAGCTCGATTTTGCGATCACACAAGAGGTGCTGCGCGGTTACGGAACATTGGTGAAGGAATCAATCAGCGCCGTAGTGAAGTCGCTGAGTGACGCCCGGCAGGATGAGATGGTGATTTCGGTGTCGGGCCTCGATGAGCTTGATATCACAGACTTCGCTACGGAACTACAGCAGGCAGCAGCCTTATTGCAGATCGGCATTGAATCACCAACGCTCAAAAAACAAGTGTTCGAACGATTGGCATTCAAGTATCTGAGCGATGCCAGGCAAGAAACAAAGGATGAAGTGGCAAGCGAGATTAGGGCACAGGTAAGGAGCTGAGAGAGTTCATGTCAGATCAGATGGAAGCACAGAAGAATCCTGAGAACGAACCGGGCATTCGGGACATCGTTCGACAGGCAATCGAAGAGTTTGTTAAGGCTGAGCAGCGGAAAGCTGAGCCAGCGTACCAGACGCAATTACAGGATGAACGGAAGCGACGCGAAAGCCTGGAAGGCCGCTTGAATCAACTCGTAGAGGAGAACAGGAAGGCGAGGGCGGCCGCGGAAGAGAGCGAGCGAAGCGCACAAATCCGAAGCGAGCTTCAGCGATTGGGCGTCGCGAAGGTAGATCTCGCATTCAAAGCTGTTAAGGACGATATCGTGCGAGCGGACAACGGCCAGCTACAAGCGAAGGGCCCGGACGCGAAGTCGATGGAAGAGTATCTTGCTGCCTTCGTGCAACAAAACCCGGAGCTGCTGCCGGCTCGGATTGCGGGCGGGAGTGGCGCCCAATCGCCGTTGCGTGGATCGGCGGACGTTACGCCAGGCATCGAGATAGACAAGATTAAGCCAGGAATGAACAAAGAAGACCTGGAACGAGTTAGGAAAGAGATCTCGCGGCTCGCTTCTCAGGCGTTGCGGGGCGTTTGAACAGTCGCCATCGTTGAAGCGGCCGATCAGTAAGGATGGCCGCGAATATGGAGAGCGCGAGCGAAGTAGAAGATCGCGACTTGGGAAGTCGCGAAAAGTATAGAGGAGATTTATGTCAACAATAACATCTGCCAATCTGGCAAATGCAATCGTTAAGCTGGTAGCCGCGGACGCGTTACCTGCCCTGATGGGAAACCTCGTCATGGGTAATTTGGTAAACCGCGACTACGAACCGGTGCTGGCACATGCCGGTGATACGGTCAACATTCCGATCCCCCCGGTGCTGGTTGCTAACAACATCGCGGAGGGTGGGACGGTTACGCCGCAGAACCCGAGTCTTGGGAATGCGCAAATTGTTCTGAACACGCATGCGGAAGCCTCGTTTCAGATTCCTGACGTGACGAAGGCGCTGGCATTTCCGGACTTGCTCCGGGCATATATGCAGCCGGCCGTGATCGCCATCGGAGAACGTGTGGAGCGGGATCTGTTGAACTGCTACAACCAGTTCACGGCCAACCCTCCTGTTGGTTCCGCTGGAACGGCGGTAACGGAAGCGACTATCGACGCTGCTGAAACCGCACTGTTTGCGGCGAAGGTTCCTGCAACCGCGCCGAAGTATCTGGTGGTGGATTCAAACACGTATTCTCAGATCCGGCAGATTCCGCGATTCAGTGAATACTACTCATCGGGAGAGGCCGGACTGAAAGCCCTGGTCGAGGGCAATGTGGGCAAGATGAAAGACTTCTTCATCTTCCGCTCGCAGTTTGTTCCGGTTACAGGCACTGCCAGCCCGAATACGCATAATCTGGCGTTCACCCGTGACGCGCTGGGCCTGGTCATCCGGCGTTTGCCGCAACCTCTTCCGGGGACTGGCGCAGTAGCGGAATACGCTGAGATGGGCAATTTCGGGATTCGCATCGTTATGAGCTATCAACCGAACACGCTGTCTCAGCAGTTTACCGTAGACGTTCTGTACGGGTGCGGCGTGCTTCGAAATAACTTCGGAGTGCAGGTCAATAGTTAGTAGCTAAAACGTAACAAGCGTGGGGGGCCCAAGGGCTCCCCATTTTCGTTGAAGGGATGCATTGTGGATCTAAGACAATACTTTCGAAAAATACGCGAGATCGAGGCCAGTCTGGCCGAGGAATACCCGATTCTGAGCAGCCTGGAAACTCCCGATGGCGGAAGGGCCGGGATTGTCTCAGAAGTCCCGCGCTTTGTAGCGGCCAAGATGATTGTTGAAGGGCGGGCGGCAATAGCGACCGAAGCGGAGCGAGAACAATACCGACAGGAACAGATGGCCGCGAAAGCGGCAGCGGAAAAGGCGGAATTGGCAAAACGCGTGCAGGTTGCCTTCATCGCAGACCCTACAGCCAATGCCGGACCGGCCCGAAAAGTGAACGGCCCGCAGGGGAAGTAGCCGATGGCACTCTTCACCGACTCAGGGGTTGTTACGCTCGACGATCTGCTCCAGTTCGAAGCACCGCTGGTCCAGGTTGCTTCATCGCACGGGATCAACGTCGAGACGAAAGTGAACCTTTCGACAGGCGCGATCGGCGACAAGCTCTTGTTGTGGCTGCTTGACGTGGGCGCGTCTGATCCGCAGTTTTTGAACCGAAGAGTGCTTGGACTATCTACAGTTGTAGTGACATCCTCCTTGCACCGATGGCTGTGCTTCGATTCGCTGTCCAGATTCTTCGCGGAAGCGTACAATGTTCAGCTCAATACGCGGTTTCAAGCGAAATGGACGGAATATCAGAATGAAGCAACTCAAGCTTCGGAGATGTTCTTCATGTCTGGAGTGGGGATCGTGTACAACGCATTGCCCCGGCCGGCACTGCCGCTGATTTCGGTTCAGAATGGAAACTCGCCGGCGCAAGCCATGTTTGTACAGACCGCCTGGGTGGACAGCTCGGGGAACGAGAGTGCATTGAGCCCGGTAAATGGACAGATTCTGGCCGAGAATTCCACGATTGTGGTGAGTATGGCTGAGGGCGCCGTCAACGCACCTGCAGCCGCCACCGGTTGGAACGTTTACGTTAGCTCGTCCGAGGACGATCTGACGCGTCAAAACCTGGCTCCGCTGGCAATCGGAGCGACATGGCCGCTGCCGTCAACGGGAATAACCGATGGGCCGGATCCTATCGACGGCCAGCGGCCTCAATTCTACGTTCGACTATCCAGACAGATAAGGCGGGGATGAATGCTACCACTGACGCTTGTTGCCGCACAAAAAGTGGCCAACTTATTAATACAGGGGAACGCACTTCAAACGCAAGTGAACACGATTGCTGCCCTCGCAAACCAGAACATACCAACGATCGATGCGAGCCGAATCGTGATCAGTTCGGTTTCTCCAGACCTCGGCGACAAAGATGTCCAACTCCCCTATCCACGTGTGTGCCTGTATAGCAACGTAGTGAAGAACGCGCAGACAGAGAAATTTAGATCGTTCTCCGGCGCAGTGGGTGTGGTGGCTGAAACCTGGGCAAGCGCCAATCTGGTTACTCAAACAGATTTATGGATTCATTACTATGTGGAGGCTATCACGGGAATTTTACGCGACAACATTGGAGATTGGGGTGATGGCATGTTCTTCTCCGGGCGTTATGACGTGAAATTTCAGCAGCCCATGCCTGGCGGTCTTGGATTTGTGGAATCGGCTGCGATCGCGTGCAGCATAGAAGTGAGCCGCAACTAGGGAACAGGCAATGGCGAACTACATATCATCGAATGCAAACCGGTTCTATGTTGCGGTGGAGGCCAGCTATGGACAAGCTGCTGCTATTGCGCCGGCGAATAGGTTTCCCGCGGTGCACCTGCAAGCGCAACAGGTGCTTGAAAGCATGCGGAGGGTGGATAAGACCGGAACCCGAACATATCTGGGCACACCCAAAACCGCGCGGCGGCATACAGCGTTTGATGCCCGGAGCTATTTGACCTCGTGGACTGGCTCCGGCGAGCCAGGTTACGGCCCATTCTTTCACGCGGGAATGGGAAGCGCACCGCAATTTAGTGGGGCCTTATCGATAGGTGCAAGCGCAAGCGGGTCTCAAATCCAGACAACGGTTCCCCATAACCTTGCAATGGGATCGGCAGTTTGCTTCGGCAGTGAGATTCGTTTCGTGACTAGTGTGATTGACGCTCTTACGGTTGGCATCAATGCCGCGTTTACTACACAACCAACTGCAGGGCAGACGCTGTCGCCCGCAGTGACATATCGCCTTGCGAGCGCGCTACCGAGCATTACTATATACGATTATTGGGATCCGGTTACCGCAGTTAGCCGCATGGTTACTGGGGCAGGCGTCGATGTTCTAGATATTACCGTAAACGGGGATTATCACGAGTTTGCATTCAGCGGGCCGGCTGCCGACCTTTTAGATTCAACCAGCGACACCGGGGCGATTGCATTTCCCGCGGAGCCGGCGATTGGACCATTTGACTATTCGATAGTTCCGGGGCACCTCGGACAGGTATGGCTTGGGAGTGTAGATAGCCAGTTCCTCACGCTTACCTCCGCCAATATCGAGGTGAGGAACC